TGGGCAAAGCCGTGTCGGCAAGCACGTCAACCTTCTGGTCAGCGATCTGATTCACGGGCGCAACGGCGCGATGTCGCAGGCCGAGTTCCGCAGCGAAGTGTTTCGCGCAATGTATTCCGGCGATGCTCACTCCAACCCGGCTATCGCGGATGTGGCGCGTTCCTTGCGCCCGTTCTTCGATGAGATTGGCGAGTCTGCCAACAAGCAGCGGCTCTTTACCTACGAGCAGCGCAAGGTGGCCGATTGGCTTAATGCAGAGATCAAGGATCTGACGGAGCAACTTGAAAAGCTCAAGAACACCAGCGCCGATGTGGGTGGCGCGGCAGACAGGTCTCGCCAAGCCAGAAAAGCAGAGCAGGAAAAGGCGCGAGCAAAGGATGCAGAAGATGGCGATTGGGCCAATCAGGCTGCGGAGGAAGAAGCCCTTCTTAACAAAGAAGGTGCATTAAAAGAGGCTCGGATCGCCAGCGATTCGGCGGGCCGGATGAGCCGCCTTGAGCAGCTTATGGCTCCTCTGGAAAAGCGTCTTGCCGCACGCCAGAAGCATCTGGACGATATCGAGGCCCAGATCAAGCGCATCGAAAGCGGCGGCTGGAAAGACCTGATGGGCGATAAGTCGTATGTCCCGCGCTTTATCGACCGTTCCAAGGTCCGCGACAACATCCCCGGTCTGCGCCAGAAGCTGACCGATTATTACACTGCGCGCGGCGTAAAACCCGAGCGTGTCGAGGAGTTGGTCGATGAGGAGATTGAGCGGCTGATGAACCGAAGCGAGTTCACGCCGCTTTACGATGACCCCTCAAAGATTAAGTCAGCGCACCTTCGCAGCCGCGAAATGTCCTCTGAGCTTTTGCACGATTATCTGGAAACCGACATCGAGAAAGTCATGCGGCATTACGTCCGCACCATGACCGCCGACATCGAGATTTCCAAGGCGTTTGGCGAGGATTTCGATCTCGCTAAAACGCTGGGCGGCATAAAAGACGAGTACATGGAGCGCATCAAAGCGGAGTCAAATCCAGCAACGGCGCGCAAGCTTGCCGAAGAAATGGACGATGTGATGCGCGATCTGCGCGGCGCACGCGATCTGGTGCGCGGCACTTACGGCATCCCGACCGATCCCGACGCTATGCATTGGCGCGTTCTGAAGGGAATGCGGACTTTCAATTATCTGACCATGATGGGCGGCGTTGCGCTCTCGGCGCTGCCCGATGTTGTGCGCCCGATCATGGTGCAGGGGTTGTCGGACACCTTCAAGTACGGCATGAAGCCGCTGCTTGCCAATCTTGACGCGATCAAGATGACGCGGACTGAAAGCAATTCCGCCGCCCTGGCGCTGGACATGGTTCTGTATACCCGTATGGGCGCGTTCTTAGATTTCGGCCCCGGAATGGGCGGCAAAGCCAGTGCTTTCGAGCGCAATCTGAACAATGCAGGCTCTGCCTTTTCGCTTCTCAATCTGCTCAACCCCTGGACGGACATGATCAAGATGTGGAGCGGGGCTGTCATTGGCTCGTCTATGCTCGACAAGACATGGAGCCTGGGCCAGCACGGCAATTTCACCGACGAGACCTTAAGGATGCTCAACCGCGCGGGCATCGATGAAACCACGGCCAAGGAGATCTCGGGGCAATTTGCCAAGTACGGGGATATCCGTATTGGCAAAGGCGAAGCGATGCGCCCCTTGGTTGCTGCGGCGGAGAAGGCCGGTGGCGATGGCAAAGCCGTGATTGAAGATTGGGTCGATAAGGTCCGCGCTCAAGGCGGCGTCTGGCTTGCCAATACCGAATTGTGGGACAACCAAAAAGCCGCAATGGTGTTCCGCAACGCGCTTTATGAAGACGTGAACCGCACCATCGTCACGCCAAGCATTGGCGACAGGTCGCTGTTTATGTCTACCGAAATGGGCCGCACGATCTTCCAGTTCAAAGGTTTTGCCCTGGCCTCGACGCAGCGGGTTTTGGTCGCAGGCTTGCAGGAAGGCGATTCCAAGTTCTGGACCGGTGCTGCGGCGATTACGGCTGCTGGCGTTGTTGCGGATTACCTTAAGACCGAGGTCCAGTATCGTAAGGATTGGAGCCGCAAATCAACCGGCGACATTATCGTTTCCGCGATTGATCGCGGCGGCTTAATGGGCATCTTTTCCGACGCCAACACAATCCTTGAAAAGCTGACCCACAACCAGCTTGGCGCTCGCCCTTTGCTAGGCGACAAAGGCAAAGCAACAATGGGATCGACCAAGATTGGCGCAATTGCTGGTCCATCAGCACAGCAAGGCATTAACTTTTACGGCGTCCTGAACGATACGTTGAGCGGCAAATCCGATGAGCGCACAGCGACAACCATGCGAATGCTAATGCCAGGGGCGGGCCTGTTTTATCTTCAGCCGCCAATGGAAGCGCTCGGCATTCCCTGAAGTTGTAGATCCCGGCTAAAGTGCATTGCGGCTTGTGTGGTTTAGGCAAATTCTCGCCCTAATCACGCGAGGTCCATATGGCGCACGTTACGATCAACGACCAAACCCCACGGGTTCGTTATACCGTTGGCAGCACGCCCGACAGTACGTTCGACGTGCCGTTTGAGTTTTTCGCGCTTACCGACATCAAGGTCTACAAGGGCAGCACCCTTCTGACCTATACGACCGATTACAGCGTTACCGGCGTCGGCACCGCTACAGAAGGCTACGAGACAGGCGAAGTCACGCTTGTCGTTGCCGCGTCCAATACGGTTGTCACCGTGTTCCGCGACGTGCCCTACGAGCGCACAACCGACTTTCCGCTGACCGGCGCGTTCAACATCACGGCTCTAAATACGCAGCTTGATAAGCTGACCGCCCAGGTTCAGCAGGTCAAAGATCAGGCTGATCGTTCCTTGCGAATCCCTGTGACGGATTCGACATCCCTGACGACGCAGCTTGTTGCCGCAGCCACACGCGCGGGAAACCTGCTGTCGTTTGATAGCAGCGGAAACGTTGTAGCGACAATTGGAACGACGGACGTTTCGACGGTGGCGGGCATTAGTGCCGATGTTGAGGCGGTCTCCGACATTGCCGCGAACGTCACGACTGTTGCCGGAATTGCGGCCAATGTGACGACAGTGGCAGGGATCAGCGGCAATGTGACGACCGTTGCTGGCGTTTCTGCCAGTGTTTCAACGGTGGCTGGCGTATCCGCAAATGTCACGACGGTTGCCGGTATTAGCGCCGATGTGACTGCCGTTGCTGCTGATATCGCCAATATTTCTGCCGTTGCCGACGCCTTGCCCGACATTGAGTCGCTTCTGAATGGCGCAATCACAAGCGTCACCGCAGCAAATGGCTCGATCACTGTTGCCGGCACTGCGACCGCTCCTACCATCAGCCGTGCCGCCCTGACCGGCGACGTGACCGCAAGCGCGGGCAGCAATTCGACGACTATCGCTGCAGGAACTGTCACCTACGCCAAGCTACAAGACGTATCGGCGACTTCACGGCTGATCGGGCGCAAGACCGCTGGCTCTGGCGATGCGGAAGAAGTCACCACGTCCGAAGCTCTGGACTTTATCGGCTCGACCCGTGGCAGCCTGCTTTATCGCGGCGCTTCCGGCTGGGCGGAACTGACGCCGGGAACGTCGGGGCAGTTGCTGAAGTCGAACGGGGCGGGTGCTGACCCGTCTTATGTCACGGCGTCAGCCGGGGCGTGGGAATACGTTTCGGCGGCAACGGCGTCCACGTCATCGACGATAGACTTCCAGTCTTTCGCCTCTGGCTACGACTACCTGATTGCTTGGGACGGGTTGTACACCTCTGGCGCAAATCAGTTGCTCATCCGCGCCGAAGTCTCCGCGTCCTGGCAGGCGTCGTCCTATCTGTCGTCGCTGTTCTACGCATCTTCTGCGGGTTCCGACAGTTCCGCGTCTGGCGGCGGCACAGCCGGTGTCCAGGCCGGCTACAACATGGGCGCGACAACGGCGAAACCGTCGAGTGGCGAAGTCTTAATCGTCAACCCCGCGCAGACCACCACACCGAAGCTTGTGCTGGTCAGCGCCGCGCAGATCGACAACGGGAGCGCCGGCCTGCGGGTGTTCGGCAGTGGCGTGTACACCGGCAGCAACGCGGCTGTTACCGGGTTGCGTTTCGTGATGTCGGGCGGCGAAACATTCACCGCCGGTAATTTCATCCTGTACCGCCGCGCGAGGGCATAATGGCAAAAGTTGTTATTGATGCCGTAACAGGTGTCGCGACCGAAGTGCCGCTGTCGGATGCGGATCTCGCCCAGCGCGTGATCGACATCGAGACCGCCGCCGCAGCGCGCATGGACAGCCTGCGCGCGGAACGTAACGCTCGGCTGACCGCCTGCGATTGGACCCAGCTTTCTGACGCGCCGCTCTCTGAGGCCGCGCGCAATGCCTGGGCCGATTACCGGCAGGCGCTGCGTGACCTCCCCGACGATACCGAAGACCCGGCCAACCCCGATTGGCCGGTCGCACCATGATCCTGATCTGGCTCTGGCTCTGGCTCCCGCTGCTGACCGGCTTCTTGCGCCGTATGCAAGGCAAGTACGGTCGCATCCCGGCCATCGTCAATGGCCTGCTGGCCGGTACGCCGTGGCTGCTGGTGGATTTCTGGCCGGCGCTCGTCGTCGCGATCCTGGCCTGGGCGCTGTGGAACGGTGCGCCGTTCCTGCCGCATCACGTCTTTACCGGCGCACCCGGTTCCGGCTGGTC